AATTAAAGGAAATGGTTTTGATACTTTCAACACAATATTAGAAAATGTTATGAGAACAATGTTAATCGGTGGAAACTTCTATGCTCACATAATAAGAGATGAAGAAGAAAATCTAATTAATCTAAAGCCATTAGAGCCAATAACAATGGTAAACATTGCTGCAGCAGATGGAATTATAACACACTTTGAACAAATTTCAAAAGTTGCAGGTAAAAAACCAAGAAGATATAAAGCAGAAGAAATATTTTATCTTCAAAGAAATAGAGTTGCTGATGAAATTCATGGAAGAGGAATTATCCAAAAGCTAAAGCTAATCATGGATATGAAAAATGAAGCAATGGCTGACAATAGAAAAGCTATGCACTGGAATGTAATCCCTCGTTGGAAACATAAATTAAAAACAGAAGACCCTACAGAAATAGCAGCTTACAAAGCAAAGATGGATGCAGCAACTGGAAGCGGAGAGAACATCTATGAACCTTTTGATATATCAGAAGGAGAGTTAATAACAGTCCCACCAAATGCAACATTAAACCCTTTAGCCTGGATAGGTTATTTAGACAACTTATTCTATGAAACAGCTGGTGTTCCTAAAATCGTCTTAGGTGGTAGTGGAGAATTTACAGAAGCTTCTGCAAAGATAGCTTACTTAGCATTTCAGCAAGGGGTTGAAGAAGAACAACTCTTTATCGAAGAACAAGTATTATCACAATTAAATTTAGTCATAGAGTTAGAGTTCCCAGCGTCTTTAGAAAATGAATTGTTAAGTGATAACAAAAAAGATAAAGAAACTGGCGCAGCAAAACCAAGTGACACAACAGCAGGAGCTGGTGCATAATGAAAACTAAACAACCTAAAACTGATTGGAGAGTCCTATGTGTAGGTATTCTATGCTTAACAGGCATAGAGTTATTTGCATTAAGTAAAGGGATTAATGGAGTTTTATTAACTACAATGGTAGGTATAATAGCTTTAGCAATCGGTGTAACAATTAAAAACCCAATAACAAAATAAAATGGCATTTTGGAATAAAAAGAAAAAGAAGAAAGAAGAAAAACCAACTCCAGGAGTGCCTTATTATAAAACCCCAACACCAACTCCAACAAAAGGATACTCAGGAGGAGCTACTGCTCCTGTAATAAAATTAGAACCAACAAAAGAAGCTGATAAAAGACCAGCAGGAAAACCTTATTATAAACCAACACCTAAACCAACACCTAAACCAGAAGAAGATAAAGGACTAACTATAAAAAAAATCTTAGGAGTTGGTGGAGAAAATGTTTTAGGAGTTCCCCCAGAACAAATAAGAATGGGAACATTACCAATAGGTCCAGGAAAAGCTGCAAAAGCAGCAATATCAGCATCGGTGCATGCTCACAAATTAATCACAACAAAAGCTGGAGCAGAAAAGTTAATCGGTATTGGAACAAGAACTGCAACAAGAAATTTCATAGGAAGACCAGGAACAACTGGGAAATGGGCAACAAAACTATTTAATAGCATAGGACCAGAAAGAGCAAGAGTCGCAACAAGATTTGCAACTAATACTAAATCTACTAAATTAACAGGAACTTTTTTGGGAAAAGCAGCAGGAGCTATAGCTATAATAGGAACATATCCTTTTGCCGGATTTATCAAAGAAGAAGCATTACAAACCTTAGGAATGGGTGTTTTTCAAGCATCACAAAATGATAATTTAGAGGGAATGGAAATGGCAATAGCAGAACAAGAAGATGTTTTAAACCCTACAGCATGGGAAAAAATAATAAATGCAGTTCCATTTGCCAATGTAGTTAAACAATTAAGAGACTTCTATAAAGCAGCGCAGACAAAATTAGAAATAGATAAACAAAATTTAGAAATTAAAAGAAATGAAGAGCCAGAAGAAGATAAATGGCAAAGAATATTCGATGAACAAACTGCAAGAAAAGAAGAAGAAAGAAAAGCAGATGAGGAATATTATGCAGGAGTTCAAGAAAGTTTAGATAGGGCAAGAGAAGAACAAAGAGCAGAAGATGAAATTTATTGGAATAATATACGAGAAGAAAATTTAAAAAGAGATGAACAAAAAAGAAAAGAGGATGAAGAATATTGGGCAGCAATTAGACAAAATGTAGATGATTGGAACGCAGGAAAAAGTGCATTAGATTTCGGAATATTATAATGAAAGGAGGTAAATAAAAATGAATGAAGAAGAAACAAAGGAAGATCAATCAGAAGATACAACTTCAACAGAAGATGCTGGGGTTCAGCCCACAACAACTCCACTCCTTGAAAACGCAGACCTTATTAGACAAGGGCTTAAACATGAAAATGATAGAACAGAAACAAATATCCAAAGATTAGAAGAACTTGAAGCAAGAAGACAATTAGGTGGTGGAAGTGAAGCTGGACAATCAGCAGCTCCTGAACTTTCAGATGAAGAAAAAGCATCGAGAGCAAGAATTAAATCTGTTGCTGATTCAAGTGGTTCATCATGGGGAAAGAAATATGAGTAAAGAAATTGGCTATGAAGATTGGGATAAAGTTTGTAAAGCATGTGAAAAAGAGTTTGAACTTATAGACAGAACAAGAATTTCTATGAGTGTTGCTGAGCAATGTCAGAAGACAACTTATGAATTAGCTAAGAAAGAAAGAGCAAAATACCCAGAACCTGAAGTAGAACCTGCTGAAGAAACAACTGAAGAAAAAAGTTAATTAACCGATATGTTTAAATAGTTTATTTTTTTATTTATTTTATGGTTCAAGCAGAAATTTGGAGACTTTTAGGAAACAAAGGAGACAGAGTTCCTTTTAATGTTGCTGATGCAAGTGCAATAGCTATCGGAGACTTCTTAGAATTAGCAGATAATATGGTTGTAACTGCTCACGCAGGAAATGTTGATACTCCTATCGTCGGAATTGCTGCTCATGAGAAAGTAGCTCTCGACGGACACTTATTTATCACTGGAATTACAAATTGCATATTCAAAGCTACTGTAGATGCTGCAACCTGTACTATTGGAGACTTAGTATCAATGGGTTCATCTGCAGGAGAAGTTGAACTAAGCACAACTTTAGATTTTGAAAAAGGTTGGTCTGTAGGCAGAGCATACACTGACGGAGCTTCTGCACACACATCACTATTTAAGAGCACATTTTAAAATGACAGAAGAAGAACAAAAACAAGAAGAAGAAGAAGCAGTTAAAGAAATTCCTAAAGAAGAAGCTGCTGAAGAAGAAGTTGAAACTGTTCCAGAGGAAGCTGAATAATGGCAGACATACCTGGAGAACAAGATTTAAGAGCAGAAGACATCGACGCTATTGTTAAAAACTATGCGTTAGAACAATTTACAGGAAGACAAATTTGTTCTGTAATCCCCACAAGTTCTGAAAAAAATACTTATTATCAAGAAACAGACTCAGATATTTCTCAGATGACAGTGGACGGAATAACTAACTCTGGCTTTACAAATTCTGAAGGTGCTATATTCGAACATGTTACTCATAGCTGGACTGAAACAGCTGAAAGAGTTAAGATGCACGGTGCAACACACACTATGTCTTGGCAAGTTTGGAAGTTATCTGCAATAGATGTTAAAGCAAGAATGTTAGAAAGAGTAGCAAGAGCAATCGTAGAGTCAGAAGACACTGCAATTTACACAGAATTAGCTACAACTACAAACACAGCTGCTGCAGTTCAAACATGGGATAATGCAACAGAGAGTTTACAGCAACCTTTAAAAGATATTCTTATAGCAAGAAGTGCTTTAAAATTAAAAAACTGGTCTACAAGTTCAAACTTAAAAATGATTATACATCCAACTAACTTTATGGAGTTAATGAATAATCCTGTTGTAAGAAATGCAGGACAATTCTATACTGACGGTGTTACAAGAAATGGTGTTGTTGGAAAGATTGCAGACTTCACAATAATTGAAAGTAATGCAATGACTGAGAATCAAGTTTTATTCTGTATCTCTCAAACTGCAATGTCTTTATATGAAGCTGCAGGTATCTCAACACATGTTAAAGAAGAACCTGGAGAAACAATTTCTATAAAAGCTTTCAATATGTCTGTTCCTGTTCTTATAAATAATAATGCTGCTTACAAGCTAACAGCGTGCTAAAATGGCAGCTGGAGATGTAACCTTTATTGGCCCTTACGGAACTACTGCTGCAGGTATTGCTTTAGCCGACACAGCTCTAACTGCTTTAACTCACACTGACTCTGCAAGTGATACTATTGAGATATTACAATTACAAAATAGTTTAGGATTTTATATTCTAAATGTAGAGGGCGCATAATGACAGTCTATACACATGAAGAATTTATGGAAAAAATTAGAAAGAAATATGAAAAACCTAAAGAAATTCCTAAAGAAACTAAAAAGAGGAAAAAGAAATAATGACACAAGACGATGTTTTAAGTTGTAGAGAAATTTGGGTTGCTGATAAGTTTAGCTTTATGCCTGCTGTAACTCCGACTGCTGCTCAAACTGGTTGGGCTGTTACAAACAAAAGCACTGATAGAACAATAGATGCAAATGGTTTAGTTACTGAAATTGGAGATGGACTTTGCACACTAATTGATGATCTAATTGCTAAAGGTATTATTTCAGCGTAACATGGTTACGGCTAAGGACGTAATTAATTCTATAAAACCTAACATAACTAAAGTTCCAAGAGGAAAAACAAAACTTGGTTCTGCTGGTTATGATAATATCAGAGATGATATTGAAAAAACTAAATCTTTGAGAGAGGGTTCTGTTGTAAAAGTTCCTGCAACTGATTTTGATATTGCTAATAAAAAATATGTTGATGAAGTCGCAGGTGCAGGAGGA